TGACCCGGGTCAGCATAGTTCAACCAATTATAAGTAATACCAAGACTGTTAATATATGCTTTAGCTTTTGCACTATCGGTGTCAGTTTCTTCTACTACTGTTGTAACAGTCTGTTCTGCGCCTGTTGCATCAGTTACAGTAGATGTTTTTGAAATATATTTAATATCCGTATATAAATATATCGCATCTATTTTTGTTAATGCCATGTTAGTTTGTCTCCTAGTGAATATTACACACTCTATTTATCTAGGTAACTATATAAGTATTAGATCCGGCACTAAACAATGTTAGTACCGCATATTGCGTACTTAACCTGGCATTACTATTTCCATCGATAACATCTGACCCACTAGTTTGAATAATAACTTGACCATTGGCACTGTTATTTTTGATGATCAAACTATTCCCAACAGTAGAAGACGATGTAGGGAGAATAAGAGTCACAGTAGTCGAAGCCGCATTAACAATTACTACCTGATCTGTTACTGTTAAAGATGCATTAGCACTCACTATTCTGAATGATAATTGTGATGGATTCTTCCAGCTTAGATTACCTGAACCATTAGTTACTAGACAATAGCCAGATGTCCCGCCGGTAATGTTTATGTTTGCATTAGACCCTAGTGATATTTCATTTCCAGTGAAGGTTACATTACCACTAACACCCAGTGAACCTATTACATTTACATTACCAATACCATCTGGATGTAATGTGATATTACTATTAGACCCGGATGCAGATATTATACTTGAGGTATTGCCTAAAATTACAATTCCGCTAATATTAGCATTACCTGTTACAGAAAGAACTTGATTTGCGTAGTCAAATGTTAAATTAGATCCAGCACTTAGAACACCGTTTGCATTATATTGTATTTGAGTATTGGAGCCGGCTGGGTTTCCCAAAAATGGCTGACCATTGGCAATCTTATATGAAGCTGCATACACCACATTAGCAGCAACATTACCACCAGGTGAATTAACATTAGTTACAATATTTCCGTTAGCATCTGCCACCGGTATAGCATTGAGGCCTACTGACAATCCAGTGAGTGTATTAAACGGACCTATACTTGTTGTCGTCATGTGATGAAAGATTTCCCAATCTGTATTAAGAGTATTTATCTTATCCTGACAGAGAGCAGGCTCTAGTCTTCAGATTCCTCATCATCTGGGTCTTCTTCATCATCGTCGTCTTCGTCAGATTCTTCCCAACCTACTATAGTCATAGACATAACTTCTTCGACTAATTCTTCGGATGTCCAGCCACATTCTTGAAGTATACTCACTGATTGAACAAACAGGCTATAAACAGTAGCGTTAAAATCATAATTAGGGAGAACATCTTGTTTATTTGCTAACTCAAGAATTGCATCTTCTGCTTCTCTATTGCAAACATCCAGATCAAAATAATAGATAGTTCCATCATCTAATACTTCTACGACTTCATTGTCTTTCATGATATATTTCTCCTATATTATACTTATATTTATCTATGCTAATTACATGTATTGGAATAAATATCTGTATGAAAATTCATGAAATCATATCAGAAACAATACTAACAGAGTTAACTCGTCCGGACTGGCGTGGGGCCGCGAAGATATTACAGAATAGCGGATGGACGACTTTGGGTTCCGGTACATTTGGTGACGTATACGGGCATGCCGGCAAACCGTATGTGTTGAAGTTATTTTCTTATACTGACAGAGCATATTTAAAATACGTATCAGTGTGTACTAGTAATGCTAATCCACATTTTCCTAAATTTAGGGGCAGACCAATTAAGGTTACTGATTTTTATTACGCTATTCGAATGGAACCTCTTAAATCATATCATCAACACTGTAATGGGTCTAATCGTATTGATCTACGTTCTATTTGGGATTATTTAAAATATACCTGGTGCCGGGATGAAAATAATGAAGTTGGTACACAGGTTCAATATTTATACATGCATCAGTTAGAAGAAACACAACCTGGAATATTGGCCGCATGCGATATATTAATTAAAAATTTCAATAGTGGACAATTTGATATTCATGCTGCAAATGTTATGTTTAGAAACGATACCCTTGTGTTCACTGACCCAGTATATAGTCCTGAAGCTGAGTTGAGAAGAAATCAACCATCTACTGATTATACGTGATCCATCGGATACAGATGCCCATTAAATATTTTACCTTGTGTATTTTGCTTAATAGGTGTTAGAATATAAAAAATAAGGAAACTAGAATGATTATTATGCGTAAGGCCATGAACCGAAGAACAATACTACGAGGAACGGGTGCTATTTTAGCATTGCCACTACTAGACGCTATGGCTACAAGCGCTGACGCGACAGAAGCAGGTATTCGCAAACGCCTACAAGTCATCTACATGCCTAACGGCTTGGCGATGCGCAACTTCACGCCGGCACAAGTCGGCGAAGGCTACGGGTTAACTCCAATTCTTGAACCACTAGCAGCCTATCGCGATAAGTTTATGGTTATCAGTGGTGTTGATGCACACCAAGGAGATGCACTCGGAGACGGCGCAGGAGATCATGCCCGGGCCTGCGGCACTTGGCTGACCGGCGTTCACGTCAAGAAGACCGAAGGCGCCGACATTACTTGCGGCGTGTCGATGGATCAACTCGTGGCCAACAAGTATGGCGAAGTGACCCAACTCCCCTCGCTAGAACTGGGACTAGAACCGCCCAGCCTTGTAGGTAGCTGCGATTCCGGCTATAGCTGCGCATATACTGACACATTATCATGGCGTGATCCTTCGACCCCACTACCAGTAACTACCAATCCGCGTGATGTGTTCGAGGCTCTGTTCGGCGACGGTGATAGTCTGGATCCGAAGGCGCGCATGGCCCGGCTCAAGCGCCAGGCTAGTATTTTGGATTTCGTAGCGGATGAGGCCAGGCGCCTGTCACGCAACGTTGGCTCGTCAGATCAGAAGAAGATCGATGAATATCTAGAATCGGTGCGCGATATTGAGAGACGCATTCAACTAGTGGAAAATAGCAAGTCTGTATCCCTACCGGACTACGTCAAGCCTTCTGGGATTCCGGACACCTTCGACGAACACGCCCGCATGATGATCGACCTGCAGGTTCTGGCCAATCAGGCGGACCTGACCCGGGTAGGCACTTTGATGTTAGGAAGAGAAGCAAGTGGCCGTAGCTATCCAGAAATCGGTGTTCCGGACGGACATCACCCAACTAGTCATCATGGAGGCGATCCTGAAAAGTACGCGCGCCTGACCAAGATCAACATCTTCCACATGGAGCAGGTCGCCTACTATCTGAAGCGGATGACCGAGACCAAGGACGGCGACGCCACATTGCTGGACAACACGATCCTGGTCGCCGGCCCCAGCATGGCCGACCCGGACCACCACGATCACACCAACTTGACGACCATCGTCGGGGGCGGGTTGGTCAAGGGCAATCGCCACCTGGTCGCCGACAAGGGCACGCCCATGACTAATGTTCTGCTGTCGTCCATGGATATCCTGGGCGTTCATCAGGACAAGCTGGGCGACAGCACCGGACGGTTCGCCGGTCTCTAATGAGACAACGTGCTAATCTCATCTGATTCTTCTTAAATGTGTCTGAGTACTAAACCTGATTGTAGTTTCTCAATAATTTCTGCATTGATATTCATTCTTATAATTCCTTTCTGAACTTAATCTTCCCGCAATCCCATATATTATGGGATTGTGGGTCAAGAACCTGGATTAAATCGGTAGGTTGAAATTATACATTTCAATGTTTTAAAGCAAAGAGAAAGGGTCCTTTGTATAATGATAAATACTCTATAGAAAGAGAAAGCATCTAATGGCAACAAGAGAAACTATTCTAGAAATTATAAAAAACAAGCACAAGCATTACTCAGTAATAATTAAGAAGAATTCTGAATTATCTTCTTGGGTAAACCAAAATTCATTATCTGATACCGAACATTGGCCAACAAAAATTTGGAGTGCAGTAAATCAAAAACCAACAAAATGTGATAACAATCAGGATAGGCAGATAACTCGCTGGAAAGACGGATTAGCAGGTTGCGGGCCGGCATCCGTTTGTGAATGTACCAGAAAGTCTATTTCACAGAAAGTATCTGAAACAAAGTTATTAAATACCACAGATGACATAGATAAAATCAATACAAAACGGCTAAAAACTATGATAGAAAAATATGGTGTTATGTATAACTCACAGAGACTAGATTTAAAGAACATTTGGCAACAACCAAAGATACCAGCCGAAGCATTATCTAAACTCACTGATAAGATATGGCTAGAGAATGAATATATAACTAAACAACGGTCTTCAGTTGATATTGCGAAAGAGTTAGGTGTCTACTATTCTACTGTAGCATCCTATTGTTCTTCTCATGGTTTCGTTATTAGGCAAAGAAGCAGTTATTCAATGACTGAGGTTGAAATTCAAAAGTATATTCATGATTTAGAATTTTCATGTGAGTCGGATCGCACAGTATTAGGAAACAAAGAAATAGATTTGTATGTCAGAGAAAAAAACTTCGGCATAGAAGTTAATGGGCTCTATTGGCACTCATACAACCCACATTGTAAAACATGCAAACCAGAAAATTCACTTAGACATGTGGAAAAGACAAAGAAAGCAGAATTAACCGGTGTTCAATTAATTCATATTACTGATTGGGAATGGAACAACAAACAAGATATTGTAAAATCTATGATTAGAAGCAAGTTAGGCGTATTACCAAACAAGATTTCAGCTAGAAAATGTAAAATTAGACGACTAAGCACAAAAGAAGCAAAAATATTCTTCAACGAAAATCATTTGCAAGGATTTATTGCATCACAATTATATTTAGGCTTAGATTATCAAAACGAAATAGTCATGGCCGTCTCAGTTGGCAAATCAAGATATAAAAAAGCTGAAAATATTATAGAATTATATAGACTAGTATCTGCGAAAGATACTTCGGTTGTTGGAGGAGGATCAAAATTGCTATCTGCACTTAAGAATTATTTTCCGGACGTAGAAAGCGTTGTTTCATACTGTGATAGAAGCAAGTCTAATGGTAACGGATATAAACAAATGGGCTTTGAATTAATAGGGGAAACCGGAAACGGATATTTCTGGACCGAAGGAAATGAAATGATTTCTCGATATAAATGTACAAAATCAAAATTAAAGAACTGGTTAAAATCATATGACCCAAATAAATCTGAATCACAGAATATGTTTGATGCTAAGTATCGCCGGTTCTGGGATTGTGGGAATTTAATATTCAAATTAACAATGTAACCAAAGAAAAAGGACCCTTTCTCTTTGCTTTAAAACATTGAAATGTATAATTTCAACCTACCGATTTAATCCAGGTTCTTGACCCACAATCCCACAAACAAAGATAGCCTAAGTCATGCATGATTTGCCGTTCTGTGCTTTTCGGATCATGCCCTGCCTTTACTAGGTTTTTCTTAGTAAATTTTAAACGATTGAATGACTTCTTTGTTTTATTATCATAATACCAGTAACCACACTTATTTTCGCGCTCAAGAATAAATCCTAAGGTTTCATATAAGTGTCCTGTACTATATTGGTTATCTGAATACGAGAAGATAATATTCGGCGAATGAATCTTTTCGAAATGAGCAAGTAATTTAGACGCGCCACCAACTACATTACATGTTGTAGCATACCGAACCAATTCATAATCATTTTCATTTCGCTTTTTACCCAAACCATATCTCTTTTTAGAGAAAGTCATAACTGCAACTAAATTGTTATCGTGTATTAATCCGTATCGTAATTGCGAATGACAATAGCCTTGCACATGATTATCATTAAGAATCTGTTTAGTCTCAATATTCGTTAATTCTACTATTTTGCATTTTCTAGCATAAACTTGTTTGTCATTTAGTCCTAACTTGTTTTTAATTTTTGCTTTCCAAATATCCTTTTTATTTTCCCAGGAATCACTGAAAATAGAAAACAAAGTTATACCTAATTTTTCACATTCAAAGAATTTATCATAATGATATGTTCGATGTATATGCGGAATACCTTCGTGATGATAATATATACCATTATATTCAATAGCCAAATTATAATCTGGTAAATATATATCAAGTTCTTTGCTGATGATAAACCTACTATTTCGTATGATATTTGTTATACCTAGCGAGTCGATAAATGCAACAATTTCTTGTTCAAAAGTAGACTTATATTTTTCACGTAATCCGTGTTGTAACAAATATCGATATACAGTACCTATATGTACTTCTAATTGTTCGGCTATTTGCTCTACTGTATTGTCAGGAAACAAAAGAGACATTTGTTCTTTGTCCTTTAAAATATCAAGATTAGGATTCTGAAGTACTTCTCGTTTTAGCCATGGATTATCAACCCCATATCTCTCTATAGATGTTTGCTTCGCAAGGTCACGATTATTATATGTTTCTATACCGTATTTTTCTAATTTTGTTGATTTTACTCTTTGATTAATTTCAAAAACAGCATCTTTATCTGCATATAACTTTTTGTGTGCTTCTTTTGCTGCTTCAATCTGTCCATTATTCGTCACTCCATATTTTTCCAATGAAGTAATTACTCGCTTTGCATTAATTCGTTCATGATCTTCCGTTGTATATTTCTGTTTTGTTTCAGAAACTTTTTGACTTACTGCTTCACGCACACACTGACACTTGGCTGCTGGCCCACAGGGAGTAAATCCCCCTTCAGGTCCTCTGTATTTTTTTATATTACCGTATTGGCACATATTGCCTACTTGATGTACTGCACTATAGATATGATCTACGAAATTATTCGAAGTGATAAGTGAGTTTTTAATTACCCACTCTTTCATTTCATTGTTATTTTGAATCATTCTAGAGTAATGTTTAGGTTTTGTATTGATTAGTTCTAGTATTTTGTTCTTCATACATTCGATCCTGTACTTTTATTTAGCACAAGTATACATAATTTACAAATATTTTAATCCAAAGAAAAAGGGCGAATTTCTTCTCCCTTTTTCCTATTCTTTGCTTTTATGAAATAACATGCATGAAGTAATTCATGTATGTCATTGATTTCATTACTGAAAAGTAAGGTTCTGGACCGATATTTCCCCAACGTAGTCTGCTGCGTTACCGAATGAAGAACTGACGTTAGTAAGTTCCAAGTATCCATAACGAGTCAAGAATGAAACCACTGGTTCGAAAGTAGTCGGGTCCAGTACGACACCAGAAGACATCAGCGGAATGTATGGGCAATAGAAAGCAGCCGCATCAGTTTCCGAAGTACCCTTATAACCAACCAGTACTGGTTGAGTATCCGGTGCATAGCTGTTCACGAATACACGCATTGCACCATTCAGAGTACCAACAAACTTAGTGTTTGTAGGAGCTTCGAAAGTGCCTTCCGTAGTACGAGCAAACGCCGAAGTCGTCGCAGACTGAAGAACAGTTAGAGACGCAGGAGACACAACAGCCCAGTTACCAGCACCACGACGGGTACGTTGAGCGATCAGGTTAGCAACACGATTGATTAGAACAGCCAATGCAGCGTGTTCATCACCAACGTAAGTCGCTGTACCAGATACAGTAGCTTGGTTGAATGTGTATTCTGTCGATGCAAGTGTAGCCAGCGAAAGCAGGATTTCTTGATCGATTTCAGCAGTAATTTCTTGAGCAAGAGCAGCCATAATTTCTGCTTCAACGTCAATACCGTGTTGGGATTGGGCGTCTTGTGCTGCTTCAAAAGTCCAGCGAGCTTGTAGCTTACGTGACTTTGCTTCAACAGCTTGTCTCAAGATTTGAACACTGATTTGCTTTCCGCCGTTACCTTCTAGGGTAGCAGTGTCAGCACCAGTATAATAGCTAGTAGAGGTCGCACCTGAAGTAACGCGCGAATAAGCTTGCGCGATCTTGAATGGTGACAGGGCTTCTTCACCTGCGTTGACCGAAGTCGCAGCAGCCGAGTTGTCAGTCAAGCTATTAGCATAACGAACACGCAGGGTGTGAATTTGTCCGACTGGGCCAGTCATCGGTTGGACACCAACTAGTTCGTTGGCGATAACCGTGGGCATGACACGTCGAATGACCGGAAGAATAACGCGATTAAGGGTCGCGACATTCCCAGCAGTAGTAGTACCAGCAGAGGATTCAGCCAGAAGCTGTCTCTTGGTATTCTCAAGCAATACGCTCATTGTAGTGCGACGATTGCCTTTCAAGCCTTCAAGCAGGGCGGTCTTAGTTTCGTCCCAACGGCTTTCTAAAAGTATCTTTGACATTTTTTTCTCCTAAACTATGTCTATTTTAAAGCCCTGCCAGGCGCTTGAGGTCGAATACATTATCTTTTTCTGTAGTATCGACTTCTTTGACTGTAATGGCAGTTTTATTACCAGTAACTTCTGCAATAACGGATTCAGTAAGTGATTTCTTGGTCTTGTTTTCTGAACCGGTATTAAGAACCGCTGGTAAATATTTGTCGAATGCGTTCTGTAGCTTTGAAGTTTGAACGCTTTCGAGCAAAGTCTTCATGACCTGAGCCTTATCATTGTTGAGTGTAGATAACAGATTGCCCATTACCTTCTCACGTTGAGTTGATTCTTTAATCATACGGACTTCGCGTTCTTTTGATTCCACAAGTTTAGCTGCTTGTTGCAACTTAACTGTGGCTTCTGAGAGTTGACGATCTTTAGACTGCAGGGCCTTCAATACCTTGCGAGTTTCGGCCTTATCGTTAAGATATGTAACCGAGAATTCACTTGCGAAGGATTCGAAAATCTTACGTCCAAAGTTATTTTCTCTAGCAGACATGATGTCTTCTTTGAGTTGTGATAGTTCACCCTTAAGATGAGTACCGATAAGTCCGCTAATCTTCTTGGCACTTTCAGCAATAAACTTTGCCTTTAGTGCTTCCAATTGTTTGCGTCCTTCTGAAACAAGTCTGACCTTTGCTTCCACTACTGCTTGTCTGTCTACAGCAAATTCTTTGATTTCTCTTGACAGGGCGTGAACAATAAATTGCTCTAGCTTCTTTTGGTTTTCCATTTGTAGCTTGCGATCATTGCGCAAGTCGCGGATTTCTTCGGCTAATTTAGTAACCATAAAATCGTTAAACTTGGTTGCATTTTCTCTAAGCTTGCGTTGGCCGTTTACTCGGTCTTCGTTCAGTGCATCTCGCTCAGTCTTAAATTCTGCAATTTCTTCTGAGAGATGTGCGGTCATCATTTTATCCAGGGCTTCGACCATAACATTTCTGTCATGTTCGTATTTGTTGGCGAACTCGAATCGTAATTCTGTCCCGATTTCTTCTCTAGCTTCCTTCAACTTGATTTCCCAGGCTTCGTTAAGAGCACGGGAAGTATCTTCATTGATAATACCACTGTCGAGAAGGGGTTTGAGTTGTTCAAACATTAGTTTGGTCCCTTTCTAGTTCTTTCTTCTTTATACCGTTTAACTCCGGGATAACGAGTTTATCCTTCGGGATATAATCATATCCTTTAGTATTCTTCATATTGTTAGCTCATTGATAAATCGAAGTAATTCTGTCTTTAGATATCTCTGTGCTATTGGATCTGTTTGAAGATTCATGCTCTTCAGGTCCTCTAGAAGACGATTTCCGTACTTCATATTTTGTAAAGATTCGTAAATTGCTTTGGGGTATGCCGCCGGAGCGCTGGGAGAAGCTACGATATCAACTGTGATGATTTCAAAATCACTGACAACACCAGTAGTTTCATCTACGTTTCCGGATCCTCTACTGGATACGCCAAGTTTTACTCCTGACTTCAACAGTGTTTCAATAAGTTGCCCCATCGGGGTAGGAACTATCTTGAGTCTACCATAACCATCGTTTCCATCCATCCACATCTTAGTGATGATGTGACTAATGCGATCTACATTAATCTTAAGATCATCCGGATGGTCGCACTCGCCGGATATTGAAAAATTGCTATCTAATTGACCTTGAATAGTTTTTACAGCCGTAGCGATCTCTGATGTAGGGTAAACTCGGCCGTTAGCATTACGTACGGATCCTTGAATAAACAGGCCCTCCATATACATATGCTTTGACTTATTACCCAAGACATCTATATCTTCCTCGATAGTACATTTACCTTGTACTGAATTCGGTATAATATATTCACGCAGAAACATCTTATCCATTAGATACTGATCCTTCGATGAAGTTATAGTATTCCAATAAATTAGAATTAAAGTATTTGTCTAATTTCTTTTTAGTTACACATATATCTAGATACATTTTTTCAGTAAGTGGTTCATATACCAGAAAATCCGGAATCTTTTTCTTAGATATAGTTTCATCTTTGGATAGTAGGGCAAACGGTTCTGGTTTGAATTTAAAATTCATAACTCTATCCATGTACATGGCATAAAGGAATTCATTGTATGACCGAAGCCATTTCCCTTCATAAAAACCACGATATGCATATTTTCCGTAAGACATATTAATCTATTCTTTCAACTTCTAGCTTTGATAGTAGTTAAAAGGCCCCGGACTGATTTTAGTATTGCCGGGGCCTTTTTATTCACTGATAGTCAAAGCCATTTGCTCTCAGATATCCTTTATTCTATTTTAACGCTTAATCGGCCGACGGACCGGGCGACGTGATTCAGCAACTGGACTACGTGTACCAGAAGCACCATCCTTCTTCGCTGCTGCAGGCGCCTTATCTAGATTAGCGTTATTCTTACCCGGGACATTCTTGAACTTGCCTGCACCAGGAAGTTCTCCTTCGCCCTTTGTATATGCGTCCTTCGGAGCCTTCGGGCCAGTTGGAACGGTTTCTGATGAACCAGAGAACCTCACTGGCTTGCTATCCATACCAGCTTGTCCAGAATTAAAAGCAGTTGGGGTTTTACGATTTTCGCCGTCATCACCGTGTGTTACAGAGACCTTCTGAAGGTTAATATTTTCAAGAACTACGTCTTCATCATCTTCTTCATATTCTTCTTCTTCGGCGCCGGCGGGATCGCTAAAATCTTCTTCTTCTTCGTGATCAGAAAATTCTTCATCTTCACTGCCCATGATTTCTTCAAATTCAGCCATCAATTGGTCAAGCTTGTCTTCAATACGAATAACTGCATCTTCGACTTCTTCACCTTCAAATTCATCTTCGCCACCATCTAGGTCATTATCGAATTCACCATCATCGTCTTCTGATCCGAAATCTTCTTCGGCGCCGAAGTCATCTTCGTCACCATTATCTTCAATGCCGGTTTCATCTGAACCAATTTCGTCTAGCAAGTCGCCTACTTGGCCGCCCATGCCTTCATCTTCTTCTTCGGCCATAATCGACTCAAAGATTTCGCGTGACTTCTCAATAACGATTTCATGAAATAATTCGCGCGCTTGCGCTTGATCTTCATTGATCACGAGATTGATCAGTGTTTCGTACTTCTTAATATCCATTATAAATATCTCCTGATTTGAATGGCTTTGTCTATGTTCATATTTAAGCCTTAGTGCAGAAAACACCGGATTAACTGGGTGTTTTTAGCCTTTTTGGATATTTACCAGTTGACACCTCTTACCCATTTTGCTATATTCAATTGTCAACGGGAGATTGAAATGTATCAGATTCATCACAAACTTCACTCACCATATGAGCGATTGTTTGCTGTTTCCCCATTTGATTACAAACTGGCCGCAGTGTTGGATATTGCAAAGGCTGCCGACGTCGGTGTATATCCCGGACAGGCGGGCGGGCCGGTGTTTTTAGAAATACCGGAAAACTATGAAGACCAGCTAGCCCTAAGCAAATTACTTGAAGAAGCGGATATATCGTTTTATGAAACCGTAGGCGACGAAGAATGTGAATGACAAATCATTTTGAATTGTAGAGTTGACATCCTTTACCCATTTTGCTATATTCAAACATCTAAATAACATCTCATCGATGGAAGAATTTAAAATGAAGGCATACGGTGTTAACCACAAGTATGATCAATGTTGCTGCCCTGGGCACGACAAATATCCTTGCGATACCTACGAGAACAACCGTAGCAAACGTGCCCAAACTCGCGATACCGCTAAAGCGCATCGTGCTGAACGACGCCGAGTTAAGCAAATCCTTGGGTACGGCGAAGAGTAATATAAATGTCGCTGCCTGAATTATCAGACCAAGATCGCGTTTGGTATATCCTTAAGGGATATGAAATTAAGTATGGCTTTACTTTGCGAGGATGGTTTCTAAATAACAGACTCCATC